GTCATCGCCGACTGGGAGGGCTCAGCCGACTCCGCCACCTGGGCAGCTGACGGCTCCCACCAGCGCGACACCGGCGGCCACTACTACGGCGACGACATCAACCACGCGGCCCGGCTGTTCGACCGCCTCGTGCAAGCCCGCGCCGCGCAGGACTGGTCCATCGGCGACGCCGCGTTCACCGTCGACCCCGCCACCTACCAGGCACCCACCGCCGAGGAGGTCACCGAACGGTGGCGGCGCCTCGCCGAGGGGGCCCGCGTCATCGGCTCCGCCATCGCCGCCGCCGACCTCATCTGGACCATGGACCCCGACCCGGAGCCGCCCGTGGTCCAGCTCGCCGAGGGGGACGTCATCGCCATCGACTGGACCCGCGGCCCCATCGAGCGATACACGATCGCCCACGCCGTCCGACGCGACGACGCCACCATCAGCATCACCCTGACCGAGGAGACGCCGTGACACCGGAGAACGGATGGGCGCGCCTCGCCGACGCCCTCGACCAGCGCCGCCAGGACCTCGGCATGACGCAGGCGCAGGTGTACGCCGCCGGCGGACCGTCGAAGGCCTGGCAGGCCGCGCTGCGCTCCCGGGAGGCCGGGACGCCCAGCGTCCGCGAGCAGACCATGCTGCCCCGGCTGGACCGTGCCGTCCGCTGGCCCGACGGCACAGCCCGCGGCATCGTGACCGGCCGCGCCGCCCCGAACCCCGACCCCACGGGTACGCCGGCCCTGACCGAGTTCGTGCTGGCCCGGTACGCCGAGGACGAAGCGTGGGCAGAGGGCGTGATGTCTCGCCGGTTCGCGCCGATCCCCAACGAGACGGAGCGGCCCGACACCCCAGCCCGCATCATCGCCGATGTCGAGGCCAAGCGCCGCATCGTGGAGCGGTGCGAGCACTACGACGGCGACGAGCTCGTGGCGAGCGACGTCCTGCGGCACCTCGCCACCGTGTACGCCGACCACCCGGACTACCGCGACGAGTGGCGGCCCTGACCACCCGCGACACGCCGAAACGTTGCGATACGCCAATACGTTGCGAAACGCAACCCCGACTGTCACACTGAGCATGTCCCTGACGACGCCTACCCACCCCCCGGGAACCGGCCACCGTCAAGAGGGACACGGTGAGGGTCCAGGCCCCGCACAGACTTCCCTGACTGTGCTGGGCCAACCCATACCCCCAGAGACACCACCCCCGCACCACGACCAGCCACCTCCACCGACACACGCCGCAACGTGCTGGACCATCAAGGCAGGCGGCCCTCGGGAGTGAGCAGGCGAGGCGCGAGCGGGTGGGCAGACACCACACCCCATGACCGCACTCCGTGAGAGGCCCACCCCATGAGCGGCAACCCCTGCGGCGCCAAGACGCGCAACGGCGGGACGTGCAAGCTCATGCCTGCCCCCGGCGCGACCCGGTGCCGGCTGCACGGTGGGGCATCGCCGAACGCGATCGCCAAGGCCGCGGAGCGTCTGGCCGACCAGGCTGCCGCCCGGGAGCTGGCGCGGATCGGCCGCAAGCGGGACGTGCACCCGGCGGAGGCGCTGCTGGAGCTGGTGCAGTGGCAGGCCGGGCTGGTGGACTACTGGCGCGCCGAGGTCGCTGACCTCGAGGCCGAGGACCTGACGTGGGGCAAGACCCGCGAGAAGGTCGGCGGCGATGACCGGGGCACCACGTACGAGGCCGCCCCGCACATCGCCTACACCCTGCTCGTGCAGGCCCAGGACAAGCTGGCCGACTACGCCTCCCGTGCCCTCAAGGCCGGGGTGGAGGAGCGCCGGGTCCGGGTCGCCGAGCAGACCGGGCAGCTGGTCGCCGAGGTCATCCGGGCCATCCTGTCCGAGCTGAACCTCACCAGCGAGCAGCAGCACCTGGTCGGTGAGGTGGTCCCGAAGCACCTGCGCCGGCTCGCCGCCGTCGCCTGACCCCGTACCCCTCGAGGGAGGTGGTCCGCGATGACGGACACCCTCGACTGGGTCGAGTACGCCGCCCGATCCTTCGAGCCCGCCCCCCGACGCTGGGCCACCCCCGGCGAGCTCGCCCTCGCCGTCAACCCCAAGACCCGCCAGACCCCCGCCCTGGACCTCATCGACGAGGCCCTCGTCCGGGTCGCCGACACCCCCAACAGCCGCCTCATCATCACGATGGCGCCGCAGGAGGGCAAGTCCACCCGGGTCGCCAAGGACTTCCCCGCGTGGGTGATGTCCCAGCACCCCGACTGGCGCATCATCGGCGCGTCCTACGGCGCGTCGCTGGCCAACCGCAACGGGCTGGCCGTGCGCCGCCTGGTCGAGCGCACCCCCGAGCTCGGCATCCGCGTCGCCAAGGACAACGGCGCCGCCCACGACTGGTCCATCGAGGGCCACGACGACTCGGGCCTGTTCTCGATCGGTGTCGGTGGTGGCGTCACCGGCCAGAAATGCGACCTGCTCATCATCGACGACCCGATCAAGTCCCGCGCCGAGGCCGACTCGCAGGTGTACCGGGACAAGGTGTGGGACTGGTGGACCGACGAGGCGTCGGCCCGGTTCGGTGCCAACACCTCCGTGGTGCTGATCCTGACCCGCTGGCATCATGACGACCTGGCCGGGCGGCTGCTGGCCACCGGTGACTGGGAGCTGCTGAACATCCCCGCGCAGGCCGACCACGACCCGTCCAAGGGCGAGACCGACCCGCTGGGCCGTGAGCCCGGCGAGTTCATGGTGTCGGCGCGTGGCCGCACCCGTGAGCAGTGGGAGCAGCGCAAGCGCACCGCCGGCTCGAGGACGTGGGCCAGCCTCTACCAGGGCCGGCCGACCCCCGACACCGGGAACCTGTATCCGGTCGACGGGTGGGGCCGCTACACCCTGCCGCAGTGGATCGTCCGCGAGGACGGCGCCCGGATCGTGCCCGGCATCGTCGGCGACGACGTCGAGCTCGTCCAGTCCTGGGACTTCACGTTCAAGGACACCAAGGCCTCCGACTACGTCGTCGGGCAGGTGTGGCTGCGCCGCGGCCGGACCTCGTACCTGCTCGACCAGGTGCGGCGCCGGGCTGGGTTCACCGAGTCCTGCCAGATGATGCTGGACCTGACCGCGCGCTGGCCGCAGGCCGTGCTCAAGCTCGTCGAGGACAAGGCCAACGGCCCCGCGATCCTCAACGCGGTCCGCGCCAAGGTCGGCGGCCTGGTCCCGGTCGAACCGGAAGGCTCCAAGTACGCGCGTGCGGCGGCCGTGTCACCGTTCGTCGAGGCCAAGGACGTGCTGATCCCGGACCCGATGGCCCCGGCGTTCCTCGACGCGGACGGCCAGTCGACGGTGGCGTGGGTGGTGGACCTGACCGACGAGGCCCGCGACTTCCCGAACGGGCAGCACGACGACACCGTGGACGCGTTCTCGCAGGCGGTGCACCGGCTGCTGCTGGTGCCGGTCCTGGACGGTCGGCAGCTGGAGGCTGAGGACCTGTTCGACGAGGACGAGATGGCGCTGGAGTGGGCGCCCGACTACGACTGACCACCCCGTGATCGCCGTGCCGGCCCCGACCCACTGAGGGCCGGCACGCTGCACCCTTCCCCGCCCGCCTTGCTCACGCCACCACCCCAGCGGATACCCGGTGAGGCCGAGCGGACGGGGAGACACACCGCCCCCCGGGTGCTCGTCGCTGTGCACCGGGGCGGATCACAAACACCAGGCCCGCGGGCTCATCCACCCCCCGGTGGCGCGGCTGGTCATAGCGCGGACAGACACTCACGGGCGCGTCGAGTCTGTCCGGCACCCCGACCCCAGTACCCCACCCGCACACACCGGGTGGACGCGGACCGGGTCGGGGCCTTCACCCCTCCGCCGGTGGGCCCGTCGCGGCACGAGTACCGGCACCCGGCCAGGAGCCGCCCGGCCAGCGGCAGCACCGGCCACACCCGTCGGGAGGTCACCGTGTCGATGATCAACCCCGCACCCTCCACCGCCTCCGGGCTGCACCCCCTCACCGCCGCCGACCGGTGCGACGCCTGCGGCGCGCAGGCCTACACCCGCTGGCGGCAGCTCCTCGACGGCATGCCGATCGGGTCCGAGCTGCTGTTCTGCGCCCACCACACCACCACCACCAGCCCCGCCCTGACCGGCCGGTTCGTGCTGACCGTGGACCAGCGCCACCAGCTACACCCCGACGAGGCGGCCCGGTGACCCGAGACGAGGCCCAGCAGCTCGTCGAGGAGCACCGCCGCCCGGACGGCACCCCCTGGTGCCCCATCTGCCGCACACCGCACCCCGTCGACTCGATGGTCCGCCACTGCCTACAGCACCCGAAGGGGGAGCCCCGATGACGACCCCCACCGACCTGCAGGCCGAGGTGACCGCGCTGCGCGCCGAGGTCGAGCTGTACCGGGAGGCCGCCGCCGACGCGACCGTGGCCCGCTCCCTGGCCCGCGAGGACGCCGGCTGGGCCTCGCTGACCGGCCTCGAGGACGGGGTGGTGTCCCGGGAACGCATCCTCGACACCGCCAAGCGGGCCCGTATCCGCCGGCTGGCGCACCCGCTGATCCGCCGCGCCGTCGCCCTGCACACCGCGTACGTGCACGGGCAGGGCGTCACCGTGCAGGCCGCGCAGGAGGAGGGCGCCGGGCAGGACGTCAACGCCGTCGTGCAGGCGTTCCTGGACGACGACTCGAACGTGGCCACGTTCACCGGGCAGCAGGCCCGGGAGGAGCTCGAGGCCCGGTTCGAGACCGACGGCAACGCCTTCCACGCCCTGCCCACCAGCCCGCTGACCGGGCGGGTGCAGGTGCGCACCATCCCGTTCGCCGAGGTCGTCGACATCATCACCGACCCCGAGGACGCGGCCACCCCGTGGTTCTACAAGCGGCAGTACACCGCCACCATCGTCGAGCCGGGCACCCTGCCGGGCACCACCAGGACCCGGCGCGAGACCCGCACCGTGTACTACCCGGACGTCCGGTACCGGCCCACCACCCGCCCGAAGAACCTCGACGGCAAACCGGTCGACTGGTTCACCCCGGTGGTGCACACGTACGTCAACCGCCCCGACGGGTGCAAGTGGGGCACCCCGCACCTGTTCGCGGCGCTGCCGTGGGCCGACGGGTACGCCGAGTTCCTGCAGGACTGGGCCCGCCTCGTCAAGGCCCTGTCGAAGGTTGCGTGGGCCGCGACGGCCAAGACCGGCCGCGGTGCGGCGAAGGCCCGCGACGCCCTCAACGCCGCCCCCGCCGACCTGGTCGGGGCGACCGCCGCGATGACCGAGGGCACCCGCCTGGAGGCGGTGTCCAAGTCCGGTGCGACGATCGACTCGGACTCCGGCCGGCCCCTGGCCGCGATGGTCGCCGCCGGCACCGGGCTGCCGGTCACCATGCTGCTCGGCGACCCCGGCGTCACCGGAGCCCGCGCCACCGCCGAGACGCTGGACAAGCCGCTCGAGCTGGACGTCGCCGGCCGGCAGCGGCTGCACACCCACCTCATGGTGACCGTGCTGTCCTACGTCATCGACCAAGCCGTCAAGGCGCCGCAGGGCCAGCTCAAGGGCACCGTGACCCGGGACAAGATCACCGGCCGGGAGGTCATCACCCTGGCCGGGGACCAGGACCGCACGGTCACGGTCGACTGGCCGTCGGTGGAGTCGACGCCGCTGGAGACGCTGGTCAAGGCGATCACCGACGCGGACGCGGCGGACCTGCTGCCGCCGGCGGTGTTGGCGCGGCTGCTCGCGGTCGCCCTCGACGTGGACGACGTCGACGCCGTGATGGACATGCTGATCGACGACAACGGCGCGTACCGCCGCCCGTCCGAGCTGGCCGACCTGGCTGGCGCGATGGGTGCGGTGCAGCGCGGCGACCCGGTCGGCACCACCCCCGACCCGGCAGCCTCGACGAGCTCGGGCACGGCGCCGGACAACCCGGAGGACCCGCTCCAGCAGGAGGGGTCATGAGCCTGCGCGTGGTCCCGGTGTCCTTCCGGGCCGCGGCTGCGTTCGTCGAGGAGCACCACCGCCACCACGGCGCCCCCCGCGGCATGAAGTTCGCCATCGGCCTCGCCGTCGACGACGAGCTCGTGGGGGTCGCCATGGTCGGCCGGCCGGTGGCCCGCCACTACGACGACGGGCTCACCCTCGAGGTCAACCGCACCTGCATCGCCGGGCAGGTCCCGAACGGCAACTCGATGCTGTACGGGGCCGCGTGGCGCGCCGCCAAGGCCCTCGGGTACCGGCGGCTGATCACCTACACCCAGGACGGCGAGTCCGGGGCGTCGCTGCGGGCAGCCGGCTGGGCCGTCGTGGCCGAGCGCGCAGCTCACAAGGGCTGGTCGCGCCCGTCGCGCATCCGCTCCAGCCAGGGCAGCGCCGGCGTGGTCCGCACCCTGTGGGAAGCGGCGTCCTGACCGACCCACACGGAAAGGCGCAGGCGTGGCGATCACCGAGCAGACCCTGCACGAGGTCACCACCCTGCGCCTGACCATCGACCGGCACGTCAACGAGGCCACCGCCCGCCAGGTCACCGCCTGGACCGCCGCATGGGCCGAGCTGCAGGCCACCTGGCAGGACACCGTCGACGAGCTCGCCGCCGCCGCGAAGGATGGTCGCTGGCCGGCCCGGCGCACCGTCCTCACCAGCGAGCGGGTCCGGCAGGCGCTGGCCGACACCCGGGCCGCGCTCGAGCGGCTCATCAGCGAGTCCGGCGCCACCATCACCGGCGAGCTGCCCACCATGGTGCGCGCCACCATCACCGGCACCCGCCGCGTCATCGAGACCCAGCTGCCGCCCGCGCACGGGCTGGCGCTGGCCGACCCCGACACCGCCGCCCTGGACGCGATCGTTAAGCGCACCGCCGGGAACATCACGGCGCTGCACCGGCCGCTGCCGGCCATGGTGGAGCGGTCCCTGCGCGCCGTCCTCGTCCGGGGCGTCGCGGTCGGGGAGAACCCCCGCGCCGCGGCGGCGGAGATGCTGCGCCGGGCCCGGGGCGAGTTCGACGGCGGCCTTACCCGGGCGCTGGTCATCGCCCGCACCGAGATGCTCGACGCGCACCGCGCCGCCGGGCAGGCCTCCGACCACGCCAACAACACCGTGGTGGCCGAGTGGGAGTGGCTGTCGGCGCTGGACCGGCGCACGTGCCCGTCCTGCTGGGCGATGCACGGCACCCGGCACCCGATCAGCGAGGCCGGGCCGGAGGATCACCAGCAGGGCCGCTGCGCCCGCGTCCCGGTGACCCGGTCGTGGCGCGACCTGGGGTTCGACCTCGACGAGCCGCCCAGCCTGGGCCGGGACGCCGAGGCGACGTTCCGGGCGCTGCCCCGCACCGAGCAGGTCGCGGTGATGGGCGCGGCCCGCCTGGCCAAGCTCGACGCCGGCACGCCGTGGTCAGCCCTCGCCGTCAAACGCTCGACGGTCGGCTGGCGCGACTCGTGGGCGCCCACCCCCGTCAAGGACCTGTAACCCGCGCAGCTGCTCATCCGCCAGCACCGCCAGCGCCCCGCACCGCGCACAGCACCAGGCGACCGCCGCCCCGTCCGGCGCCACCGTCGCCTCCACGAGCCGCCACACGTGCTCGACACAGTCCACCCGTCCCATGCTCCCCCATCGCCCCGGGCCCGGAGGTCCTGTCATGCAGAAGCGCACCCAGATCGCCGAGTCCACGGCCCTGACCGTCGAGAACACCGGCACCGCCGGCCGCATCAAGGTCGGGCTGATCACCCCCGGCTGGGGCTCCTCCGGCTACTACCCGGCCAAGGTCCTCGAGAACGCCGCCGCCACCCGGGTGTTCCCGGCCGGCACCCAGATGTTCCTGGACCACCCCGGGGAGACCGAGTCCTACGACCGGCCCGAACGGTCGGTGCGGGACCTGGCCGCGGTGCTGACCGAGGACGCGGTGTGGAACGAGGCCGAGCAGCGCCTCGAGGGCGACGCGCAGGTGTTCGGCCCGTACGTGCCGCTGCTGACCGACGAGCACTTCCGCAAGTCCATCGGCGTGTCGATCCGCGCCATCGGCGAGGCCACCACCGGAGAGGCCGAGGGCCGCCGCGGCGCGATCCTGACCGAGCTCACCGAGGGCATCTCGGTCGACTTCGTCACCAAGGCCGGCCGGGGCGGGTCCATCCTCGCCGTGCTCGAGTCCGCCAGGCCCGAGCGGGTCACCGCCCGCGCCATCGCCCAGGGCGTGCAGGAGGCCACCGCGAACGACACCCGCGAGGCGCTGCAGAACGCGCTGCGGGACGCCTACCCGGGCGAGCAGTCCTGGGTGTGGGTCCGTGACTTCGACGCGACCACGGTGTGGTTCGAGCACGAGACCCCGGACGACGCGGGCGTGTTCGCGCAGGCCTACAGCCTCGACGACGCCGGCACGGTGCATCTGTCCGGGGACCGGGTCGAGGTCCGGGTCCGCACCGAGTACGTGCCCGTCACCACCACCACCAGCAGCACGATCAGCGGCGGCAGCGCCGCACCGGCCACCGAGGCCACCACCAGCGTCCCGGCACCGGCCGGACGGAACACACCCAACCCATCGGTCCAGGAGGACACCACCATGGGACACATCCAGGTCGACGAGGCCGAGCACGGCCGACTCACCGAGGCCGCCGGCCGGGTGCCCACGCTCGAGTCCGAGCGTGACACCGCCGTCGCCGAGCGCGACACCGCCCGCAGCGAGCTCGCCGAGGCCCACCGCCTCATCGACTCCGGCCGCGCCGCCACCCTGGCCCGCGAGGCCGCCAGCACCGTCCACGTCGACCTCGACGAGTTTCAGCTCGCCGGCATCGTCGCGGACTACCCCCGCGGCGAGAACGGCCGCATCGACGAGGCCGCGTTCACCGAGCGCGCCACCACCGCCGTGGCCCGCATCGCCGAGGCGCGCGGCGCCGGCACGATCCGCGGCTTCGGCGACACCGCCGAGACCGGTAGCACCCAGGTCGGCGAGTCCGACGCCAGCAAGGCCGTCGCAGGCGCGTTCGGCCGCACGATCACGGAGGCGTGAGCGATGAAGAACGAGTACATGGCCAAGGGCACCGAGCTCTCGCTGCCGGTGGTCGCGGGCACCAAGAGCGGTGACCCGGTCCGGGTCGGCTCCCTCAACGGGGTCGCCGCCACCGACATCGGCGCCGGCGGCAACGAGGCCACCAAGGCCTCGGTGCTGACCGACCAGCGCGTCATCAACTACGAGGTCGCGGGTGCCATCCCCGGCCCCGGCACCCCGGTCTACCTGACCGCCCGCGCTGGCGCGACCGCGCCCGTGCTGTCCGTCACCGCCTCGGGCGCCGTGTGGGGCTACACGGTCCCCAAGGCCGGCGAGACCGGTGCCCGCGCCGCCACCTCCGGTGTCGTCGCCGTCCGCATCGCACAGGTCTGAGGAGGCCACCCCCATGAGTGACATCATGCGTCTCGCCGAGTCCCTCGGCGTCACCCCCCGGGACCTCGAGACGGGGCTGCGCCGCGGCCGCGTCACCGAGGCCGAGGTCGCCAGCGCCGCCCGGCTGCTGCAGGCGGCCTGGCAGGGCAACGACCGCGTCCGGCACGCCGTCAACGAGGCCCTCACCACGTCCGACCTGTTCGTGTCGGCGACCGGCGACGTGTTCGACCGGGAGCTGCTCGCCCAGTACGCGCAGATGCCGCGGCAGTGGCAGAAGTTCGCCACCCGCACCACGGTGCGCGACTTCCGCCCCAAGAAGCTCATCGACCTGGTCGCCGGCACCGCCCGGTTCGCCCGCGTCCCCGAGCACACCAACTACGCGGAGGCCGGCTACACCACGGCCGAGCGCACCATCTCCGTGGCCAAGTTCGGTGAGTCGTTCGGCTACACCTTCGAGATGCGGATCAACGACCAGCTCAACGAGCTGCAGCGGGTCCCGGCCTCGTGGGCGCAGAAGGCCATCGCCACCGAGGACTACGAGGCCCTCTCGCAGCTGGTGAACCCGCTCACCGGTGCACCCAACACGGCGATCTTCAACGCCGGCAACGGCAACCTCGGGTCGCTGGCGCTGACGGCCGACAACCTGCAGACCACCATCACGGCGGTCCGCACCAAGCGCGACGCGGACGGGTCGCTGCTCTACCCGGGCCCGCTCACGCTCACGGTCGGCCCGGCGCAGGAGTTCACCGCGCGGCGCATCCTGTCCGCGCAGGAGCTGCGCACGACGGCCGGGTCCGTCACCACGGTCGAGGCGAACCCGTTCGCGGGCATCACCCTCGAGGTGCTGGACAACCTGCCGGGCACGGCCTGGTTCGTCCTGCCGTCGACGGGCGCGGCCCGACCGGCGTTCTACGTCGCCTTCCTCACCGGCTACGAGAACCCGGACATGCGGGTCAAGCGCGACCAGGGGCAGCGCCTCGGTGGCGGGGACGTGCCGGTGGAGGACGGGTCGTTCGAGGACGACACGATCTACTTCCGCGCCCGCCACATCACCGGCGCCGCCCAGGGCGACCCGATGTTCGCCTACGCCCAGCAGCCGGCCTGACCCTCGAGGAGATGACCTGACATGGCCAACGAGAACCAGGGCTCCGTCCTGATCCCGCAGTCCGAGTACGTCCGCGTCAAGAACGAGGCCGGCGAGGTCCAGCCTGACCCGGTCCCCAAGGCTTGGGTCGGCACGGCGCTGCTCCCGCAGGGCTGGAAGGCCGCCAGCAAGTCCGAGGCCGCCAAGGCCGACGACGGCGACGACAGCCCCGCCTCCGACGAGTCCTGACCCGACCCGTCACCCCCTGTGGCTCGACGGGGCCCTCGACGAATCCGAGGGCCCCGTCCCACGCCACCCCACGCCACCCCACTCCGTCTGGAAGGACTGACCGATGGCCGCCACCCCCGAGCGGCAGCTGCGGCTGCTCATCGCCGACGTCGCCACCGACGAGACCAAGCGCATCCTGTCCGACCAGGACGTCACCGACTTCCTCGAGCTCAACGCCGGCAACGTCAAGCTCGCCGCCGCCGACGCCCTCGACGCCATCGCCACCTCCGAGGTGCTCGTCGCCAAGGTGATCCGCACCCAGGACCTGGCCACCGACGGCGCGAAGGTCGCCGCGACGCTGCAGGCCCGCGCCGCCTCGCTGCGCAACCAGGCGGTCGCCGAGGACCCCGACGCCGACTACTTCGACCTGTCCGGCGGCGACTGCGTCCCCGAGCACACCAACTACCCGACCCAACCGTGGCACGCCTGGGGGCTCTGATGCCGTTCGACAACACCCGGGTCATCCCGGACGACTGGTCCGCGCACCACGCCGCCGCGGCCGCCGGCGCGATGACCGCCACCGTCGACGTCGGCCTGCCCGGGGTGCCCGTGTACGACCCGGCCACCGACGACACCACCGCCACGTGGGCCTCCGACTACGCCGGCCCAGCCCGCATCCAGCCTCTGAACCAGGCCGACCGGGCCGACGTGGCCGGGCAGACCCTCGCCGGCCGCGCCTACCTGGTGCAGCTGCCGCTGGAGGCCCGCCCCGCCACGCTGCCGCCCGGGCGCATCGTCAAGGTCACCGCCGCCGCGCACGACCCGCGGCTGGCCGGACAGCGGCTCTACGTCATCGACGAGCAGTTCGGCTCCGAGGGCTTCACCCGCGACCTGGTCTGCTCGGACAACCAGGCCGACGTGCCCACCACGTAACACCCCCTCCCACCCCGTGAACGTCGGGGTGGGGCGTCAACGGCTGGCCCGGCAAGCGCTCGTGGTTGCGCGATGTGAGGCATCTGTTACCCAGCCGAAGGTCCGCTCGGGCGGTTTCGCCGCCGGGGTCCTTTCGCCGCCTGCCATGAGCGGTCCTGCCCCCCACCCCGTCCCCCACTCCCCCGACCGGAGGTGATGTTGTCGTGCCCGCCGACGCGTCCCAGATCAGGGCCCTGTCCCGCGACATCCGCACCGCCCGCGCCAACGCCCCGAAGATCGCCCGGCGCGCCACCCAGAAGGCCTGCGCCGACACCAAACGCGACTACCAGTCCGGGGTCCGGGTCGACACCGGCAACCTGCGCTCCAGCGCCTCCTACGAGACCCACGAGCTGCGCGGCGGCGTCTGGGGCGAGGTCGGCCCGACCGCCGACTACGGCCTGTTCGAGGAGCTCGGCACCTCCCGGATGCCCGGCAACGGCGCCTTGGGCCGCGCGTTCGACCGCAACGTCGAGGCGTACGAGCGGGCCCTCGAGCAGATGGGGCAGCTGCCGTGACCCCCGGGGACGCACTGGCCCGCCTCGAGGCGATGCTCACCGCCGCCAACACCGCCAGCACCGTCAAGGTCGACCTGTTCACCGGTGAGGTCACCGCCCGCACCGACGGCGACGGCGGCGTGCACCCGTACCTGGCGCTGTTCCCCGGCGCCGGGGTCCGAGCCCTGACCGAGGCCGACCTGACCGGCGGGCCGGGGCAGCGCGACTGGCGCTTCCAGGTGACCGCCGCCGGCGGTGACATCCCCCGTTGCATCCGCGCGGTGCAGCGGGCCCAAGACGTGCTCGTCGGGCAGCGCCTCGACGACACGACCGGCCTGATCCGTGAGGACGGTGACGGCGGCCCGATCCGCAAGGACACGACGGTGGCCCCGGCGCGCTGGTACGTGCCGCTGCTGTTCGTCGTGGAGTTGTGAATCTTCCACTCCCGCAACCGAATCCACTCACTCTCACGAGGAGGCCCATCGTGGCGAGCACGAACGACCACATCGTGGTCAGCACGTCCGACCAGCCGCTGGTCACCGCCTACCACCAGGTCACCGGCGACCGCGGCGAGATTCCCGAGCACTGGCTCGGGAAGGACAGCCCGTTCCCCGGCCAGTGGGGCAAGACGCCCCCCAGCGCCACCCAGTCCCGCGAGGCCGCCAAGGCCATCGCCAAGAGCAACGCCCAGGAGGGCTGACCCATGCCCAAGTCCCTCGCGGACGGCCGCATCAAGCTGTCCATCATGTCGGTCAAGCCGGCCGACCCGCTCGCCCCGACGGTCACCGAACTCACGGCCGGCATCGACGCGGCGCAGCGCATCCTGTCCTCGGACTTCGCCCTCGGCCCGACCGCGTCGGACACCGTCGACGAGAAGGCCATCGGGCAGGAGGGCAACGTCAAGGCCCTCACCACGAGCAACTTCGAGGGCAACCTCACCCCGTTCCGGTACTTCGACGCCACCGGCAAGGCCGAGACCGGCGTCGCGGGCGAGATCGGCGACGCGGTGTTCCAGGCGCTCAAGGTCAAGGGTTCGCGGGTGTGGGTCGCCAAGCGGTTCACGTCCAAGAAGTCGACCGACGCGTGGGCCGCCGACGACGAGGTCGAGGTGTACGAGGTCGTCACGGACAACGCCCGCGACGCCGAGGCCACCGGCTACATCAAGAAGGTCGTGCCGCTGTCGGTCGAGGACGCCTGGCTCAACGGCGCCGTCGCCGCCGGCGCCTGACCTTCCCCTGACGCCCTCGGGCGTCCCGCAGACGCGCGCCGGCCCTCCCGCACGGGGTGGGGGGCCGGCGCGCCTGCATCACCCCGTGACCACCCCGTGACCACCCCGTGAACCCCCGTGAGGAGCACCACCATGTCCGAGACCGAGAACGCCTCCCCCGACTTCCAGAAGTGGCTCGACGGCCTCGGCGCCGTCGAGGAGGACCACCTGTTCACCCCGGTCGGCGCCCAGTCCGAGGCGGTCACCGCGCTGCTGGTCCAGCGTGCCGCGCTGCTCGAGCGCACCGCCAGCGACGACGACGAGGACGAGCAGGCCGCCGGGGAGCGGGCGGTGGGCGAGTCCTACACCGAGGCCCGCGACTCCCTGGACGCGCAGATCGCCGCCCAGCTGGAGGCCGACCACCCGGACGCGCCCCGGTTCCGGCTGCGGGGCCTGTCCGATGACGACTTCACCGCGGTCAACGCCGAGGTCCTGGCGCTGACCGACAACGCCAAGCTCAAGCTGACGATCCAGCAGGCCAACGCCGAGGCGTCGATGCGGATGGTGCAGCGCGCCATCCTGACCCCGCAGGGCGTCACCCTGCAGGACGTGCGGGTGCTGCGCAAGACGCTGAACCGGGGCGAGTGGGCCCGGCTGCTGGACCACGTCAACCGGCTCGCCACCGCCGACGCGGAGGCCACCGACCTCCCAAACTGATCGAGCACCTGCGCACCCCCGAGGGGGCCGCCCTCAAGCTGCACCTGAGGGTGGCCCGGGAGTGGCAGGTGCCGTACTCCACCCTGGTGCGGGACTGGACCGCCAAGGACCTCGAGCTGGCGACCGCGTACCTGCTCGACCGCGACGACGTCGGCCCGTGCGGGCACCCGCACAGCGTGTCGACCCGGCCGGAGAACGCCGACCGGTACGTCATCGACGAGGAGCGCACCTGCGCCGCGTGCGCCGCCCTGGAGCGGCACCGGGCACAGCAGCAGCGCGACAACGACACCCCCGAGCCGGGCGTGCTCACCGTCGTGCTGGACAAGCACGGCCCGCACGACCCGCACGACGACACCGCGTTCGGGCCCACCTTCGACTGACCCGCC